TGAATACCCCCACGGTATTGGTTGGGCAACAGAATGGAAAATAATCGACCCTAGCGAAGTACCTGAAGAGATACGCAAGGAGTTAGACCTAGCAGTCGATGGATACTTAGACTATCTGGCTTATAGAGATAGTGAGGATAACCCCATAGGATAAAAATGGATACTTAGTTTGTACTATAATGTCATCGAGCGAAGGAGAAAGAGGATTGCAATAAGGGAGAAGGTACAATGGACACTCGGTACGTGAGAGACGATTATGGTCAGTATTACTTGGAGGTAGATTCCGAGATTCTTTTCCCTGAAAAGGGTTTTGCTCTAATTGCGACCGATGGGTTTACCTACGAAGGTGGTATCGGTATCCACGATTGGTGGACGGTGTCTGAGTATAATGTTCCCGACAGGGTGCTAAGCAGACTCGAAAGAGTAAGGGAGAGACTCGAAAGGCTTGAGGAGGAGAAGTGCAAGGAAGAGAATTAGTGTCACCTATGAAACTAGACCCAAACAAGGAGCAGCCTATGCGTTGGGAAAAATGCGAAGTTTGTGGGGATGTAAAGGATAGACTGCTAGTACCTAAAAAGGGGGCTTAGTATGAGTAAGATTATCTTAGGTAATGCAGAAGGTGTACAGGGTGTTAGGCTCTCTCTAGAGAAGAGACTAGAGAATGACATAACACCTGAATCCATGCGGGATAATTACTTCGTGGAGATGTACGGAGCAGACAAGCTAGGTTGTGATCTTGGCTCCAGGCTTTTCCTAGGGATTATAGACCAGTTGGCTTGGGCGAAAAGGTTCACGAAAAAGGGTAGTACAATTATAATCGAGAAACCCGAGTTTGGACTATCTCATACGCAAAAGGAAGTTGTTTTGCTAAGTATCTTGCAGTTGGCGTACATGGGGCATGATGTTGTCATAGAGACCAACGATGCGGATTTTATCTTGTTAGTCAGGCTTCTTGATGTTACTAGAAAAGACTACGATGGTGTAAAGTCTCTAATGTACCTATTGGGTGTCAAACGTCATGAGAGGATTTGGGAGAGAATCTTCATGGAAATTTTACAAAATTGCCAGGTTGCTATAGCGTATAATACTTCAGAGAACACAAAGAAGGAGGTAGTGTCATGAAACTGGTGCGGTTGTCGATCTACGCTAGTAGCCTTGTCCCCTTCGCCCTTTTGATTGCGATTGCACTAGGGAATGCTAGCCTAACGCTTGCTTTAGGGACCACGCTTTTCGTTGCTCTTGCCCTGCTGCACATTAGATACCTGGTTGCAGTGAATCAGAACGATATACGTGATCTGGTTGTTGGGGAATTTACTACGACTAGTCCCCTAGCGTTATTACTCAAGGCCAACCCGTTCATCCTCTTGGGTGGATACAAGGTGTATAAGGTGTATCCCCCTGTCGATGGTAACCCCTATAGTGGGACTAAACCGTTCATCCTTATAACCGACAGGACATATCTAAAGGAAGGTGATAGGTTGCTGGCCTATCGTTTACAGAACGACATTTACCTAGAGGCATAAGGAGACTACCATGGTTATAAAGGAATCTGGGTTGATGTTTTCACCTAAGCATAATAGCGTCTTCTTCAGTGGATAAATACACAAGATACGTGGGTGTTTCCGGTGTGGTTATGATCCACTTTACTCCACAACATTAGTCAAACCACCTTCCACCTTGTTTTCAACTTCGGCCTTTGCTTTGTCTGCATCTTTAGTCTCAACACCAATCCCCAACTCCTTAGCTAACGCCTCAGTGGGATTCTGTGGTGGCTTCTCTACCTTCTCTCCGAATACGAATTCCTTTACTCTTTCGATTGTACTTAGATTCCATAGGTTCACTCTGCACAAGTAAGCTACGTGCTCTAGTACTTCCTCCTTAGAGGGAAGTCTACCTTCCTTAGTTTTGAATTCTGATACCCATTCAGCAATAGCGTCAACTCTATAGTCTGGAATTTCCTTGCCTCTAACTTTTACCAGGTTGGCAACCCATTCCATGTTTCACTCCTTATGATTATCCTACGTTGCAGATATAGTACGCACTGGGAACCTTCAGTCTTGGTAGGAAGACAGAGAACCCAACATCAATAATCTGTACGGGATTATCCAACACCTTAGCATAGCGACCTCGACCGAAGACTTCCGCTAGGCTTCCTAACGCGTCCTGACCGTCTTTATAGGTTGCACTAATCGTAGTGGGAACCAACTCAGAACCACGGTACATCGTGTAAGTCTCTTCTGTAATCTCAGGTGTAAATACGATATTGTTGGGTCCAAAGATTTCACGCACCGTACCACCATGATCTTCAAAGAACGCCTCAGCCGCGGGAATCCAGGTTAGTCCTAGAAACTCCTTGGGAATGTAGGAAGTCTCAAGGAATTCCTGGTTGTAATCGATAGCTCTTGCCCAGAAGTATCTCAGAGCCTCGTTGCGAGCCATGTGTCCTAGGACATTTCGACCATAGATTGCATACTTTAGTGGATACCCTGTTCTTTGCACAGCATGCTTGCGGATGTCAACAATCTGTTGAGGTATGTTTGTGCTTGTGTTGTTCCAGTTGTTGATAATTGCATCCACTTGATTCCCTGGACGCCCAGTGATATTACTATCAGGTATCCCTTGGGAAATTATAACCTCAGCTCCTGCAGCGGTTGGTATAAGATTCCCTTCGTTATCAAGGTAGATTTCACCCCTAGCTAACGACATCAGCAAGACTGCGACTTCAAGGTTATCGAACCTTGTACGCATCTGCTCACCCTGATAGATAATCTCCTGCATCGCCCACTTCTGCTGGGGTTGATACTTCTCCCAGTTGCGCAGGATGAAGACCAACTCCTCACGGAAGGGAATCTGCTCACGTGCAGACAGTAACACGATGTCTCTCGAAGAGAGTTCAAGCTTTCTACCAAGAGGAGCAGGTGCACCATAAGGTACAACCCTTGCAGTTTGACGGGTTCCACGATATTCGATCACCCGTGCAACATGCCCACTAACCTTTTCCTCAATAGAGAAGAATTCCTTGGGTAAAACCTTGGGTAGTCCCTCTTTCACCACTTGGACAGTTTTCGTCAAGGGAACCCACGAGAGAATGTCCCTTACACTGTAAGCCATGGCTTATCACTCCTATCTAGTTAGACCTTAGTTATTCTTCAACAACAAGAGCCTCGTCAACAAGGAGACTAGAGAGACCAGACGCAGTAGCAGCTTTCAAAAATCTCCTTTGCACAACGTTCCTTGTTGTTTCATTCCCAGCTGGTCGTCTTGGATATAGCATATCACCCCTTACGATACCACTCCATGGGTAATGATGTAGCTGTATGTCATCATCACCTAAGAGAGTATCACTGGGGAGAACGGAAAAGGATACGTAATAATCTAGTGGGCTAATATCAGCAACAGGTCCTTCAAGACCAGAGTATAACAAGATTGAATGGTTTGCCCAGGTATTGTTTACACCATTAGCTGGATCAACAGTAATTTCTACACCAGAACCGGTAACATTCACCCCTGTAGCTATAACAGTATGAAATTGAAGTACATGGTTTACATCTAACCTTACTCTTGTAAATCTACAGCCTACACCAAACATGTAGGAGTAATTTCTGAATGCAGCAGGAAGTATTATTTTGTTTGTATCAGACGTGTGGTTGATTGTCAAAACAGCTGGGAACCAATAAAGTCTAGGCTGCGAATCACCTGGAAAACGTAACCTTCTCAAGGCGAGAAGCGTTCCTGCTTTTAGTGTATTAGGTGATAAAGGGTTTTCCCAATCCCTAGCATACTTATGTAAAAACCGACCAGAGTAGCGATAGGATACCCTATCGGGATGCAGGAAGATTTCCCGACGGACAGATAGCTTAGGTGGATAAACCCCAGGTAAACCGACTACAGGCTGGATTGACATACTTTATTCCCCCTATCTTCAGGTAGTTTCCTCATAAGTGAGAGAAAGACATTATCAGTAATCTTTACACTCCAAAGTATTTGTAGATCGGGTGGTATGTTTTCACTATTTAGTAGGAACTTAGAACAGAATGGAAACACTAACTGAGATTTACTACCATAAAGTTTCATTAGATTCATGAAGTTTACATACGCTAATTCAAAACCCTCATCGTTATAACTCATGCAAAATGGGCATTCATTGCTTTGACACCCTACAAACCTAGAGAAGTAGAACAGTGTACCTGGACCATTGAAAAACCTTACCGCGTCAACAGGGTGTGCAGTAAAGATGCGTAAGTCTTCACCCCATTCACTCTTGGTGTCACGGATTCCACGTAGATATTCCGAGTAATTCTCGGTTGGACTACAGAGAACCCTTGACGCGTTTTTCAAGTAATCTATAGGTGATAGTGGACCAGGCTCTAATTCTACATACTCCCTAGGTTTTAGCATGTCAATTGTACTTGCAATCGACATGCATATCCCTGGGTAGTTATTCAACGCTAGTCCATACACGCAGGTACCGTCGCTCATCGAATCAGGCCCTTACGTCTGCGGACTTCCTCAATCATCTGATCCCATTCATCGGGTTGCTGGGTGTTATTGCGTGATTCTGAGATTGTCTTGGGTTTGCTCTTGGTGACAACTACACGCTTTTCACTCAGAATCTTGATAAGACCTACAGGGTCCTTAGACTCAGAGATAATCTTGTACTCTTTCAACGAAGGTACATAACGACTCCTTACAATCTCTTCTAGTAACTTCTGGCTTTCCCGTAACTTTTTGCGTGTCAGGTTCAACTCACGCTTGAGTGACAACACACTTTCCTTTACTTGCTTTGTCTTGTTCTTGTCACCCTTTTTACTCTCCTTTAGCTCTTTATCTCCATAAGTATCTTCATCCTCTTCGTGATCCTCTTCAACTTCTTCATCCGTTTTATCTTCTACATCTTCATCACCTTCACCTTCCATACCATCTTCATCTTGTTCCTCTAATTCCTTATCACTAGATTCCTCATCTTCGTAGTTTTCCTCTTCCATCCCCTCTTCCCCAACTTCCTTGTCTTCACCTTCACCATCTAGATGGGAATCCTCTTCCAAGGTTTCATCTTCTTTTTCCTTGTCTTCCTCCTGTTCCTTAGTATCCTCACCATCGACAACCTTTTTGTCTTTGTTGTCTAGCTCTTCATCCTTCATGAAGTCGGATTCCTGCTCCTTGAGTTTTCTCTTAGGCATAGTTTTACCCTCACTCTCGTGACAACATTCTTTTATCTGTACGCTTTCTCTCAATTCACCTTGCGAAAGTATCTCCAAAAGTTTCACTAGTGCAGGGAGACTAATCTCACCATTATAGTAGGATTGAATCAGACTATCAACAACACCTAAAGACTGCATGTTGACCGCGGGTTTTTGCGTCGTGTTCTCTCCGCATTCCTTTAGCTTTCTAATCCTGGATTCCTTGATGACATTCCTTATTGCGTTCATCACTCGCTCCTGGACTTCGTTTATACCCTTAGTGGTTGCTGGATCGGTGACAAGATCGACAGACTTCACTTTACTGATGTGCTTTACGTATTCCTTTCCCGATTCCTTGTCTTCATCAACTTCCGCTTCAACTACATGGGAGAACCCAAATTCACTACCAAACACGTTGATAATGATGTCAATAAGACTAGAATATGGTGAATCGTATATCTCAATATCCCCGCGTATGCAGTTTTTGTTTTCATCCCAATAAGCCTTGGTTACTCTACCTACTAAGGTTTGTATTTTCTCTTCATGATCCAGGAAAATGGGGACACCATCGTATAAACCGTCTTCAACTGCTTTACGTAAAACATCTGGGGCATAAACCCTATTATTGACAGACTTAGGACCCACTAAAACTAGGTTAGAGTAAGTTTTGATTTTACCTTGCAAAGGTGGCATAGTATGCTCCCTGTAAATAACCTAATCAACCAGATATTCTTTGGTTCATACCAGTGGGATATTTACAATCAACGATTCTCTTCATCCATTCCTGTTGACCGTGTAACAGGTCCAGGTCAAACACAAATAGGTTATTGGTCCGATTCTCAACTCTGGCAAACGATTGCATGGTCACGCTTTGCGTATGAGAGAAACCCCGTTGTAAAGGGTATCATCAACATACTTATAGATCATATAGGTAAACCACATGTAGAATGGGTTGGAGACAAAAATCTAGCTCGCAAGGTCAGTAAACTTTGGGAAAAATTCTCTAGAGTGAATTGCCTAGGTGATTCAGGTTATCTGACCACGGGGGAATTGTCGCAAGACAGGGAAAAGGAAATTCGTGTACGCTGGTTGCGTGATGGAGAAGTTTTCATAAGGTTTTTCGTGAAGGATGTAGGCTATCCCCTAGTACTACGCTTTGTGGAACCTGAACAGGTACGTACACCACCCATCGACCGTGATGAAAAATTTTCCCACACTTGGGGGATAGTGACTGAGATTGACGACAACGAGAACATCAGGGGTTATTGGGTTTACTATCCAAACCAAGGTGAATGGGACTACGTACACCGTAGGTACATGGTCTATGGTCGTAGGAATGCAGACAGGAATGTGAAGCGTGGGCTACCTGAGATTGCAAACTTAGAGTTAGACTTCGCACACTTATGGCAATTGCTAAGGGGTGTAACTATCACGTCTAAAGCCCAAGCGTCTATTGCGTGGATTGAAAAGTATCCAGGGGCAATGCTAGAGCAAATTCTAGCACACTCAATTTCAACTAAGGATACGGGTACAACATCATTTGGACCCTTCAAACCAGGAACACCCAATCTGTCTCCATCTTTTTATGGTGTTGATCCTAACGCTAAGGCTATTGATCCAGGGACTATACTCTCAGTAAACCAAGGTAAGGAATATGAACCTGGCCCTACATCTGATCCACAAAAGTATATCGACGCGTGTGCTAGCATACTACATCTACTTTCACTCCAATGGTGTTTACCGGATTGGATCACAAAAGGCCCAGAGGCTTACGCTTCTGCACTAGTAAGTGGATCACCTTTCGTCAGGAGAATTGAATCCATGCAAGCGGACTACGCGGCTATCTTTGGACAAGTCTGCACTACGTTCGTAAGGCTTGCGGAGAGATTAGGTTGGCTAGAGAGGAAAACACTCCAAAAGGTACAACCTGTAGTGAGACTTCCAAGCGTCATTATGGCTGACGAGATAAAGCAAGTTGAGACTTTGCAAAAGGAATTGCAGTCGGGGTTGCTGAGTGAAATAGAGTACTTGCATAAGCGTGGGCGTGATCCACGGAAAACACTCTCTCAGAGGAAAAAGTGGAGAGAATTGCTTAGCAAGTATGGTGTAGGTGAAACACAACAAGGTGTATCCGAAGACAAAGAAGAGACTAAACCCAAGAAGTTTAGAGACTATCTCAATCCACCAGGGAGTAGGATTCTGAGGGAGGAGTGTGAAAAGAAAGACTTTGAGGTTATGAAAAAACTTACAGGAGAGTGTGAAACGGTGCAAAGATGTAAGGATTGGGAACCTGGAGACAAAAGCCCGTATGTTTTAGGGTGCAAGCATGGTGATAGGCAATGGAAAAAGACATCTACAGGTAATCAGCCAAACCCCAGCGTTAGTAAGTCTGCTAAAAATATCTCCCAAAGGGTCATAAAATTGATGGAGGAAATATATGCTCAGGCGTCTAATGAGAAAAAAGTTGATCATAACAAGAGGCAGCAGCTAATGGGACAAGTAACGCATTTATCGTCTTCTGTTGTTACACTAGGATTTTTAGAGGACTTATCCTCCTATCCAGCCAAAGTAAAACGGGAAGTGATAAAACAGTTGGCTATTGCTGTTCAGGGTGACGATAAAGCCAATAAGCTATTTATAACAAAGGAGGTAGAGAGTGCAAGTGATGATAAGCTAGATAAGCTTATAGCTAAGGCCATAAAGGTAGTAAAGGGTGAGATAGACGAGATACAAAAAGATTTTACCGGTACTGGTCAACAGGATGATAGCAAAGAAAAGAAAAAGAGTGCATCAGCACCCATTTTGGACATAATTGCACAGACAGCTATCGATAGCCTAAAAGATTCGGTAGGTAAAGGGGAGAAGATTACTTTACCCCCAGGCATACCAGGTAAGCAAGAGATAGAATATGCAATGAGTAGGATGAACTTTACTCCCGATAACATTGCCCAATTCCTGGGTGGTGCAATGACGCTAGGTTCTATTGAACACCAGATGCAAGAGCACCAGAAGGTCATGCTAAGGTCTTCATTGCTAAAGACTTTAGCTGGAAGGATTCCGTATCTACAGGAAGTTCAAGTTGACAAAAAACTGTCAGAGTTTGCATTTGAGTCCTTTGTTGCTGTAAATGAAAAGGCGTATGCCAGAATTATAGGCCAGATAAAGGGGATAATTGATCATAAAATACCTACACCTAAATTGTTAGCATTACTACATAGAGTTACTATGGATTGTCCTAATATATACGGGGAAATAAAGGACAATAGAGAGATTAGATCAAAACTGATAAAAAGTATAAACCAAATACAAGACGAGGGTGTAAAGAGAAAGGTTATGGAGTCAATACTCCTAAGATGTGTATTCTCCTACGGTACAGCAGAGATAGCACGCAGGGGTAATGAGGAGGCTTGGGCTAAAACACATGGTGCAGGCATGGCATATAACCCTCAATTCCCAGGAGTTGATAACGTTTTGACTATAAACAAAGATGGTGTATATCACATAATTCCTATGTCTCATAAAATGCACATGACAGAAGGAAGTAATACAGCTTCAAAGGAATTTGCTAAGATGAAGACGATAAATGATCTAATTGCTAAACATAAAGGTCGTGTGGAAAAGCGTGTACAAATTAGTCTAAGGCAAATACTCAGAAGCAAGCCTGGAGAGAGGCTTTTTCATCTCAATAGGTACATTGATAGACTAGAGAGCAAACTAAAGAAATACAATTGTTATAGCGTAGATTGGGGATCAAGTAGTTCAAATAATAGGGATATATGCTTCAAGCTAGATTACTCAAGAATGATACTTTCATCACTATCTAAACACATAGAAGATATGCCTAGTGATGGCTACAAGGGTATAAGTTACAAACCTATCACGCTAGTAAGATTTAGAGCAAAAAACATAGAGTTTCATGTGGAGGATAGTAGTAAGGCTATCGCTATATATACAAGACGTGATTACGAAAACAGAGAGGAAATGATAAAGAATTCAATAGAGGCAATTAGACAAGGACTAGGAAAAGAGATAAAACCTAGAAAGAGAGCACAACCTAAAAAAAAGGCAAATTCTAGTAGTAATAGCTCACAGGTACAACAACCCAAGACATAGTGAATCCAAAGCGTCGTCATGCTTAGTGTTGGGATAAGACTTTATCTCTTGCACTAGCTCAGTTGATGATCTTGTTATCTTTAGTCTATTCCCTTTTATTACCCCCATGATACCCGTAACAATGCGGTTGTGTTTATTCTGTTTCGATGTCCACATGTGTGCAAGGAATTGCGGAAACTGGCCACTGTCGTACAATTCTGCAAAACTATCTCTCACTAACTGCAACGCAGTCCCCATCGTTGCGTTAGATTCCACTACAACCTTGAGTGGTCTATGCAATAGTATCTTCTCAACCGCGAAGTTTACCCAATCTCCCTTAGAGCAATCGCAATGTGCATAGATCGTGGAACCATCGTAACTAGCGTGGAGAGTCGTAACTGCACACCAATCCGCTGACCGCTTGGTTGAGTATGCAGGGTCAATTGCAATTACACTACAGTAGGTATTGTTAGGAATAGTATCCACAAAAGTGTTGTCATCAATGAAAGGTAGGAATAGGGGATACACTGCACCTAGTCCAGGTTGTTGTAGGTATTCACTTCGGAAAACATCCTCTCCTAGAGAGAAGTATGCCTCCATGAGGGATTCAAGACTCCAGCGTTCCCTCCATAGAAGTGTTACGCCCTTTTCCATCTCATCCTTGTTTTGCGTGTAGAAGGTATCACGTTCACCTTGGGGAAGTTTATACCATTCTCTCCAAAGGTCCAACCTTTCAGGGAGAGATAGAGCAGGGAAAGTTAGGCTTGGCCATTGCGATGAAAGTTTATGCACTATACTGTCCTCATGAATCGTTGTACCCACAACGATATACTTGCATGTGCGTGAACCCGCGGGGATAAGATCACGTAAAAACCAGTCCCAATGGGATTCTCTCACCGAGGGGGAGATTAGGTCCATATGCCCTTGGGGATCGTCAAGGATAATTAGCTCAGGTCGTGATTCTCTCCATCTTCTCCCCCTAATCCTACATCCTGTACCTAACGCTTCAACTAGGGTACTACCTACAACAATCCGCGATGCACTAGCTTGATGGTTTACACCTAGGGTATCTAGTGCATGGGCAATTGAAGATAGAAGTTTGCTAGCTTGTGAGAATGTATCACTAACGATGAGTATATACTTGACGCGCTTGTGGTATAAGATCGTGTAGAGGGGATAACCTAGAGTAATCACTGTGCTTTTTGCTGATCCTCTAGGTGCAGTGATCACTATCTTATCATGATCGTTGAGTGCATCTGCTATTTTATTGTGAAACTCAGGGGATTCCAACTGGAAGTAGCTCGGGGCTACACTGCGTAACCATGCGATAGAATACCTTCCAGGGTTAGGTGGAACCTTTTTGCTTTTGAGTGAGGCTAGCACCTTGGAGATACGATCTAGACGCTTTTTTATGTCCCTGTTCATTCATCCGCTTCCTCATCCTCGTCACTGTCGTCATCATCGTCATCCTCAAGACCGACAGGTTCAATTCCCAACTCCTGTTCGATACGCTCCAGGCGGTCAATCGTATCTAGATACGCGGTGGTGTCGGGTAAATATCTCAGAAGTATCTCGCAAGCTTTTACGCGAAGCCTATTTTCCTCATCGGGATTCATAGCGAAATAATGAAGAGTCTCAACAACATCGAAGACGTACTTCCGGAAAATCTCAGGGGAATCGTTACGCATATCTTGTCTCCTTTGAGAAAGGTTTTCAATTGGTCATTTTGTGACAGGTTCACTGTTAGGAATATAGTGGATCAAGCATCAAAGATAAACCTCATTATAGACTACGATGCAGACGGACTAACTGCTGGTGCGATTCTCTCATTATATCTAGATCGCTACACAAAACCTTACAGCGTAAGACTTTTCAACCGCAGTGATGGATTCATTGTACGTGAAGACTACCTGGATAGGGATTCACTAAATATCATACTAGATCGTGGTTCACCTGAATACTCTAGTGGGTTGTATGATAATTACAACGTATTGATTATCGATCACCACCAATCTGAAGATTACCAACCTAGGGGAAAGGCAAACATCATAAACCCTCACTCAAGAGAACACGAAATTACCCCGTGCACTAGCCTGATAGTCCAGCATCTCTTTGGGAATCACTACACAACACCCCTTGCATTGATAGGGACACTTGGGGATTACTGTAGTGTTGACTACGATACTACAACTACATTCCTAGATAACTGGAGTGATGATACGCCTTGGGGTAGGTTACATTCACCTAGTCATATTCGCTATCACGTAGTACCTAGGATCAACTCTTGCGCTAGGATAGGTAAGGTTGAATACGCTTGGGAATTCCTACGCAATCCCTCCGCGGAGACACTAAGGCTCATCAAAAAGGCTAATGAGGAGAGAAAGGTTCAATCCCGTAGTGCCCAACCCCTTAGTGTATTAGAGAGTGAAAGAGTATCCATAGCTATCTACCCCAGAGAATTCCAGGGGCATATCTCGTATCTAGCTTCTAGAGAAGCCAAGAAGAAACCCGTCGGGATTGCGTGCTTTGACGATGGTGGGGTATATAGGCTAAGTATTAGATCGTCATCATGCAATCTACAACCTATATTCCTAACCGGCCTAGGCAGGTTAGGTGGTCACAGGTTTGCAGGTGGTGGTTACATTCCCAATGGTAATCTAGAAGTTTTCCTCAAGGAAATAGAATCCAAGATAGAAGAGCATAAAGCAGAAGAGGAACCTACACTAGAACCTGAGCACACTGAAGACATTAGGGTTATTGAGTCTCTAGAGATTGCATGCTTGAATCCACCTGTAAGGTTTATAGGAGGCAAGGGATGGGAAAACGTTGGAAGAGATTCTTCTCAGAAAACGGAAACGGAA